AGATAAAAAAATCTATGTAGGTGGGCAATTTACTACGATAGGTGGCAGTAGTAAAGACCGTTTAGCTCGATTGAATTCTGATGGTACGCTTGATACGGGTTATACTTTAGATGCGAGTGATACTGTTTATAAATTTTATCAAGCTGCAGATAGCAAAATCTACGTTGGCGGAGAGTTCGATACAATTGGTGGCAGTAGTAAAGACTGTTTAGCTCGATTGAATGCGGGTGTTAATTTCACAACGGGTAACTTCATTAGCACTTCACTAGATTTGACGGGCGACTTAGCAGCAAATCCGACTAAAGTAGTAGTGAGTTCAACTTTTGCAGCCCCAACCGATACGACTTTATCGCTTAAAATTTCAGACGGAACGCCTGAAAATGATGTTACAGTCACAAGCGCTAATTTCGATACAGAGGTAGACTGCTCTAGTTTAACTACTCGAACGCTTACTTTGCAATGGCTTCTAGCTACGACAGATACAAGCGCAACGCCAACACTTAACAACTACGGAGTATATTTCACATGATACCTACTAATGTAATAAACGAAATAAAAAACGGCTCAACGGCTCAATTAGAGCAAGTTTTTGCAAGCTACGAAGCCCAAGGAATGCCAATAGTAAATAACGGCACAACTTATCATTTACAATGCCGACCGCTTGACCGCACCAATTGGTTGGGTGTAATGGCTATGGCTAACTTGCTAGATTCAGACTTAGATACCGTCACTATAATGACGTTCGAGAACGTACCAATTACACTCACAAAGCCACAAGTACTACAAGCTATGGCAAATGTAGGCATTTATTCGCAAGCCCTATACGGGGCTAGATGGGCAACTAAACAAGCAATTAGTAACGGCGCTACGACTATTCAAGCTACATTCTCAAACGCTTTACAAAACATTTTAAACCCATAAAAAAAAGCGCTAAGGTAAAACCCTAGCGCCTCGAAGTTATCTAGCACTATAAATCACTTTCCGAATAATTTTAGTGAAATTCAATGTAATAAAGTTTTTAGTGAAAGCAAAAAATTCTTTAAAAATTTCGTATTTTAAGGGCATGCTAGAATTATTTCCACCCAATTACTTTCATATTAAAGAGTTTCTAATCGAGCCAAATAAGGCTGTACATCTTGATATAATGGAAAAGATAGTAAGGTATCATTTAATACCGCTTAACCCGATTAGGCACGAATTAGGGCTGCCTATTGCGATAAGCCAAAACAGCGGATACCGCTCGAAAGCGTGGGAGATTAAGCATAAGCGCTCAGGCAATAGCGAACATACATTTCAAGATATGGGCGCTGTTGATTTAACGTGTGCGAATATGAACGCACTTTTTCAACTGTTAAAAAATGAATCTCCATACCGTAGAATATGTATTTATAAAGAAAAAAATTTTATTCATTGCGATTATAAAGGAAATGAAAAAAAGATATTTATAAACACAGAAAACGGATGGGCAAATTATGACCAAGCCTAATTTTGATATGACGATAAATATAGGTAACGTCATTACTATGTTAGCGCTTTTTATCGGTTCAATTATAGCCTACACAACGCTTCAAAATACAGCTAATATAAACACTAAAGAGATAGAACGTATTCATAAAGTAGTTATAACAATGCCGGTTGATTACATTAAAAGAAATGAATTTGAAGCTTATAAGCAGCGACTAGATAGAATAGAAAGTAAACTAGACCGACTAATTGAGATTCAACTTCAGAGCAATTGAAATGAGCTTACTAAAAGAGTTAATTAAAATCACTATATTAAGCGTAATACCAGACGCTTTAAAATGGGTTAAACGCAAATTAAGCAAAGAAAATGCAACGGATACAGCGAGCGAAGATGATACCACAAACCAAACTAGGGGAAAAGATGGAAGTAAAGCCAAATCAGAATAATGTGAAAGCCGTTAAAGTCGTAAAAAATGAATACGGCATTAAAGAAACTAAAGAATTTATTACCTTCATAGCTGCTTTAATTCATGCGTTCCGCTTAGCAATGGCGGATGGTAAATTTCATTGGACGGAAGCAGCTAAATTTATTGGAGCGCTACGACTAATGCCGAGCGCACTAACTGGCATCAACTTGGTAGCAAAGGAATTAAAGGAATTAAATAAAACAGAAACGGAGCAGCTTAACTTGCATATAGTACAAGTTTTAACGCTTAAAGATGGCACGGCAAAAGACTTAACAAACGCTGCTTTCTCGATCTGGAACGTGCTAAACAAGTTTATTTAGTTTACATAGGGTTAGTTATCTATGTTTGTGTTAAAGGGTAAGTTCTGAAAAAACTTACTCTTTTTTTTATGTACACGCTTGACTATTGCAAACTAGCTATATATATTAACTCAACACAAACAAACACAAACGAGACTAAATCATGATAGCTTACACAAACTACACGAAAGCGCATAACAAATTCAATGCGCTGCAATTGCAGGGGATCACCTGCATACTAACTAGCTTAAATGGAATGCACTACATCTCATGCTAGAAGTACTAAAACTAATCACAGCAGCTATTGCATTACAAATTGTAATAATAGCGATTGTGGTAGAAATACAGAATAAAAGGAAAAAATGACTAAACAAGACGTAAAGATAAGCCTAATCATAAAAGGTTGGACATTTACCGACCTTGCTAGCAAAATGGGTTGCTCTACTCAATGGATTTACAAAGGGCTAAAAGACCAAAACACAAACGTAATCGACAAAATCAAGGAAGTACTGAAATGAAAGAGAAAAAAACACATTGGAAAAAGCTACACAACCCAGACTTTATTGGAGCCTATGCGTTCCAACCAAATGAAGAGATAATTGCTACGATTCATTCAGCAAGCGTTGAATCAGTCACGGGATCAGGCGGCAAAGCTGAGGATTGTATGGTAGTGCGGTTTAATGAAAGCTATATCAAACCGCTCATATGCAACGTGACTAACTCAAAAGCAATAAGCAAAGTTGCAGGGTCAGAGTATATAGAAGATTGGCAAAATGTAGCTATTCAATTATTCACTACTGAAGTTAACGCATTTGGCGATACGGTTCAAGCTGTTAGAGTGCGGACTAAAGCGCCTAAACTAACTAAACCAGAAATGAATGCAGCTCACGAGAAATGGGAAGGGATGATAAAATCTTTAGCTGAAGGGAATACTTCAATAGAGAGTATTCTAAAGCATTATGATATGAGCAAAGAGAATCAAATCTTGGCAGCTGAGCAAGTGCAAACATTAACAAAAACGGGCGAGATAGTCGAAAATGCCTAAACTAGGATATGTTAGCGCATCTATGGCAAAAGCTGTAATGACAGCGGGGCGAGGAAAAGGCATTGAATATGGTGAGACATTTCTAACACAAGCCAAAGCAATCGCAGCTGGAATGGTAGGCTGGGACGTTTCAAGCGATATTAGCAATATGCATGCGGTAAAGTGGGGAATTGAAAACGAACCGCTGGCAGTTGCTGAATATGAACTACATACAATGAGTGAAGTTCACAGCGCCCAAATCTGGATTAACCACAAAACACTAAATGCAGGTTGTACACCTGATGGGCTAGTCGGAACAGACGGAATGATTGAAATAAAGTGCCCTATGCCACATAATCACTTAGATAATATTCTGAACCTTGCGCAACTTCCCACATACATGGGACAAATACAATTCAGTTTATGGATTACAGATTGTAAATGGTGCGACTTTGTAAGCTATCACCCCGAAGCGCCAGAGGGCTTACAGATTAAAATAGAGCGAGTAAATAGAGATGAAGATTTTATAGCTGAACTAGCAAATCGAGCAAAGTTCATGCTAGTAACCGCTAGCAAGTTCGCTGAGCAACTCAAAAAATTAATGTAATGGAACTAAATCCCCTTGCACTACAACTAATGCTAATCACGCTGGCTATCTTCGGACTAGTCGGCACTAAACTAATTCATGATGAAGAATAAAGAAAAAATTAAATTGCTTGAAGATACTCAAGTAGTTTACAGAAAAAGAATTGAATTTCTTGGATCTAATATTCAACTACTTCAACAAGATCTATTGGCATCAACTGAATACTCTAATGATAAAGTAAATAATCTTGATAGAAATATTAATGCTAGATTTGACAAAATTAGTAAAGAGAAAGAAAAAATCGAGCAGCTTGAAGCACGTGTTTCTGATCTTGAAGTTTTTCGAGATTATACAATAGTAAAACAACATGAAAGGTCTAATAAAATGATATCTAAAAAACCTGAGGTAATTAATACACCTTTAGAATTAGATAAAGATGGAGATGTAGATTTAAAAGACGAGCAAATAAATTCGGACGCTTCTTTTTATTATTACATAGACGAAAACATACGCAAATTATTCGGATTTTAATCGAAATGAAGGAGCCAAAAAAATGAAACCCATAAATTACTCAAATGGCGGTAGTGGGAAAAAAACAGACTCATACAGACCTCTTGGACTTAGAACAGCAAGCGAGCTAAGAAATCAATATCCAAATTCAATTGATCCGTTCAAAATACCGCTTGCTAAAAACTTTGTTAGTCGAGAAGATAAATACACTCCAAGAAATAGATATAAAAAGATTGATAAGCACGTTAATTTAATGTTAGGTATGGCTATTGGTGACGTTATGCTAATATGCAAAACAACCGAAGAGGTTGAACGCCTTATGAAAAAATGCAAAAACATTTGCCCAAAAGGAGCTTTTGAAATAGTCGAAGAATCTTTAAACGGCATCAAAATTAAATGTACGAGCGTATGAGTAATGCAATTCTAGCTGAAAAGTATCAAAAGCTAATAGCTGAGATTACAGAAACTGACGAAGAGATAAGCGAAATAAACTGCTATTTAAAAAGCGCTGAAAGCAAGCTAACACAAATCGTCAACCAGCGCACAAATTTAGTGCAAAATGCCTCGTATGTTTTGAAGCTAATCGAGACACCATCAATGAATAATAATCTACCCGATCTAACATGAATCTAACAATAAAGCACAAAGATATTAATGTAGCTTACGCTAAAATATCTAGCATAGACTACGAAAATGAAAAAGAGCCTAGTCTATCTGATTATATTCTAATCAATTTTGAGACATTCGCAACAACTGAAAATTTTACTAAATTAAAGTCAACTGATTCAATTATTTTTACTATATTTAACGACACAAAACAACTAGCTACAGGTAGAGCCAACTTAGAAAACTCTACTAAACTACTGGCTAGACCTTCTAACAGACACGAACTAACTAACTTAATAAAACTATGAGCAGCTTAAATAAAGCCACACTAATAGGCCGACTTGGTCAAGATCCTGAAATAAAAACATTCAGCGGAGGCGCTAGCGTAACTAATTTCAGTATCGCTACGTCCGAAAAGTTTAAAAATAAAGCGGGCGAGCAACAAGAAAAAACCGAGTGGCATAATATTCAATCTTGGGGAAAACTAGGCGAAATATGCAAACAATATTTGAGAAAAGGTAGCTTAGTTTATATCGAAGGACGTATAGAAACCCGTGAATATGAAGACAAAAACAACGTCAAAAAATACGCTACAAGCATTAACATTAATGAAATGAAAATGCTAGGTAGTAAAAGCGATTCTAACGCACCCGCTAAAAGTAGCGCACCAGCTCAGAGCAAACAGAGCGATATTCCAGAAAAAGACTTACCATTTTAATAAAGGAAATTATGACTAAAAACGAACGAATTAAATTGCTTGAAGATAATATTCAACTACTTCAACAAGGTATGTTGGCATCAACTGAATATATTAATGATAGGTTTGATAAAATTAGTAAAGAAAAAAATCAGCCTGAGCTAATTGAAGTGCCGATTGGTTTAGATAAACATAGACACGTAGTGTTTAAAGACAAGCGAATAAATTCGGACGCTTTTTTCGTCTATTTCATAGACGAAAACATAGATCAAAATAATATCAATCGAATCCTAATCGAAATGAAGGAGACGAAATGAGCCAAGTACCACTACCCAAACGCTACATTTTAGAAGTAGATTTATATCTATACGCAGACGATGATAACGCCGCAAAATCCATAGCGAATGCCATAATATACGACTTAGAACACCGTAACGCATACGCTCACGACGCAGACCAAAAAGGTCTGTACGAATCGCCAAAAGGCAGCTTAACAGTTAGGGCAGTTGAATGATGGATTATAACGACTTTATAAAATCAAAAATTAAAAAAATAGTCGATTCAGGCTTTGACATAAATGAAAATCAATTAAATACAAACTTATTTGATTTTCAAAAGAAAATAGTTAAACAAGCACTTAAAAAAGGCAAATATGCTATATTTGCAAATACGGGGCTTGGTAAAACTTTAATGCAACTATCATGGGCTGAACAAGTCCAAACACACACAAATAGACTTGTTCTCATACTAGCTCCTTTAGCTGTATCTAAACAAACGATTAATGAAGGTGTTAAATTTGGTATCAATGTACAGAAATACACAAATCAAACAGAAAAAGGGATTTATATAACTAATTATGAACAGCTAAATAATATAAATACTAAATTATTTAGTGGTATAGTTTTAGATGAATCATCTATAATAAAAAACTTTATAGGTAAAATAAAAACACAAATAATAGAATCATTCAAATTCACACCTTATAAATTAGCCTGCACCGCAACGCCTAGCCCTAATGATTATGTTGAATTAGGGAATCATACAGAGTTTTTAGATATTATGTCAAGACTAGAAATGCTATCAATGTATTTTATTCATGACGCTTCAAATACTGGCGACTGGAGATTGAAAAAACACGCTAAAGATGAATTTTTTAAATTTATAAATTCATGGGCGATAATGATTAGTAATCCTAAAGATTTAGGATTCAACGGAGATGCTTACACACTCCCCGATATAAATTATTTTGAATCAAAAATCATTACAGAAAATAAAGGAGAATCGCTTTTTAATGACATTGCTATCTCAGCAACTGGATTCAATGCTGAGGTAAGACGAACAATGGATAAGAGGCTGCAAAAAACTGCATCTATTGCAAATAAAACAAATGAACCTTTTATAATATGGATAAAACACAACGAAGAAGGTAAAAAATTACTTGAACTTATCCCTGATTCAGTAGAAGTAAAAGGATCAGATTCAATGGAAAAAAAAGAAGCTAATTTAATTGGTTTTGGGCAAGGCAAGTTTAGAGTATTAATTACTAAAACAAAAATAGCTGGCTTTGGTATGAATTGGCAACATTGCAGAAACCAAATATTTGCAACCGTTGATTTTAGTTTTGAATCTTTATACCAAGCAGTAAGAAGATCATATCGATTTGGGCAAACTAAAGAAGTAAATATTTATATTATTACAACAGACACAATGACTAATGTAATTAAATCAATTAGAAAAAAAGAAAAGGCTTTCACTATTATGCAAGAAAAAATGACTGAGTTTATAAATGCTAAACCAGAGGAACTAATAAAAGAAAATAAAGACTATAAAGAAGTTGTAACAGACGACTATACATTAAAAAAAGGAGATAGCGTTCAACTAATTAAAGCTATTCCTGATGAGTCTGTTGGATTCTCTGTTTTTAGTCCTCCTTTTGCTGACCTTTATACGTACTCTAATAATATTGAAGACATGGGCAATTCATCAACCCATGAAGAGTTTTATAAGCATTTCGAATATCTAGTAGAAGATTTATTTAGAATATTAAAGCAAGGTAGAAATATAGCCGTACATTGTATGGATATTCCTACTAAAAAATCAAAAGACGGATATATAGGTTTAAAAGACTTTAGCGGAGATTTAATAAAGATATTTGAATCTAAAGGCTTTATATATCATTGCCGTATAACTATTTGGAAAGATCCAGTTGTAGCAATGCAGCGGACAAAAGCTTTAGGACTATTGCATAAACAAGTAAAAAAAGACTCAACTAAAAGCAGGGTAGGCTTCCCTGATTATGTTTTAGTCTTTAGAAAAGACGGAGAAAGAAGCGAGCCCGTATCACAAAAAGATATACCCGTAGACTTATGGCAAAAGTACGCATCGCCCGTTTGGATGGATATAAACCAAAGCGATACTATATCTTTTAGAATGGCTAGAGATATTGAAGATGAAAAGCATATATGTCCGCTGCAAATTGAAGTTATCGAAAGGCTTATACATCTTTATACTAACAAAGGCGACGTAGTTTTCTCTCCATTTCTAGGTGTTGGTAGTGAAATCTATCAAGCTATAAAAATGAATAGAAAAGGATATGGAATTGAGCTTAAAGAATCTTACTTCAATCAAGCAGTAAGCAATGTAAACTCAGCAATGTACGAACGATCACAACTTTCTCTTTTATAAGCCTAACACAAAACCAAAAAAAATGAACCTCAGACCCTACCAAATAAACATAAATAACCTGATAGCAAAAAAATTAGCCCGTACAAAACGGGTTATTTTTTGCCTCCCGACCGGTGCTGGAAAAACTTTCTGTTTTAGTAATATCGTCCAGCGACACTTAGCAAAAGATGCTTTTAATCGAGTGCTAATACTCACAAACCGCTCGAAGCTATTCGACCAAACATTCGAGGCAATTCACAGACTAGATATAAAACCTTTTTCTTACACAGCTAAAGCTAAGCTAAAAGAACCGATTTACTCACGCTGCATAATCGGTATGGTCGAGACAGTTAAGCGTCGTAACGCTAAATCTATACCACCGCCAACGCTAATAATTATAGACGAAGCCCATATTGGCTCATTTAAAAAAATCTTTGAGATTTTCCCCGATTCGCTCTATATAGGTGCAACAGCGACACCACTAGCAACAAAAAAAAAAGACCCGTTAAATAACTACTATAACGACATAGCTTTTCAGCTAGACACGCCAGACCTAATAGAACTAGGCTACTTAAACCCCGCAGAAACATGGGCAGTCCGCTCAATCGACGAAAGTCAACTTAAAAAGAGGCAGGGCGAATACACCGACGCTTCACAGTTGCAACAACTAGAGCAAGCTAAGCCTAAAGCTGACTTTATTCAAGCTTACAAAAAACATGCACAAGGTAAAAAAACCTTAGTTTTTTGCGTTAACGTAGATCACACAATAAAGACACACGAACGCTTAAAAGAGCTGAACCCAAACGCTTTTCTAGTTCATTCTAAGCAGCACCCCAACCAAAATGAGCTTAATATATTAGAGTTTCACGAATCAAGCGACGGAGTTCTAGTAAATTGTGGTATACTCACAACGGGCTACGACCACCCAGCTATTGAATGTATAATGGTACACCGTTCAACGACATCCCTAACGCTTTGGCTGCAAATGTGCGGACGAGGCTCACGCCTTAGCCCTGAAACAAATAAAAGCAAATTTACTATTGTAGATTTAGGTAACAACGCTATTAAACATTTATTATGGGAAGCTAGGCGAGATTGGGAAAAGCTATTCAAGCACCCACCGCAGCCAAGCGACCGATCCGACGGGGTTCAAGGCGTTAAAGAGTGCCCCAAATGCCACATGCTACTCGCTCCATCTATTTTAGTTTGCCCAGAATGCGCTCATAAATTCCAAATTAAAGCAAAAGACAACACCATAAACGGAGAAACTTTCTTACTTTCTGAAACGCTCAAAAACGTAAAAGATAAGCCAATAGCTGAGCTATCTGTTCCCGAACTTATCGAACTACAAGCCCACAAAAAATATAAAACAGGCTTTATAGTTCGAATATTACGACAAAGAAACCCAGAAGATTTAAAACTATTCGCTAAATTGAAAGGCTACAAATCGGGCTGGGTGCAACATCAACTGCAAGGCGCTAAAGACTACACAAATTTTAAGGTTAAATTATGAACGTAACACATGGCTCATTATTTAGCGGGATTGGTGGCTTTGACTTAGCATCTGAGAAAATGGGTTGGGATAATCTTTTTCATTGCGAATGGAACCCATTTTGCCAAAAAATACTGCATTATTATTGGCCTAAAGCTGAACAATTTACTGACATAACAAAAACCGATTTCACTAAATATGCAAACAAAATTGACGTTCTTACCGGGGGATTCCCCTGCCAACCCTACTCAACCGCAGGTAAAAGATTTGGGAAAGATGACGAGCGACATCTCTGGCCGAGCATGCTTAGGGCAATTAAAGAAATTAAACCAAGTTGGGTCGTGGGCGAAAATGTTCACGGAATTGTTAATTGGTCAGGGGGATTGGTCTTCGACCAGGTGCAAACTGACTTGGAAAATGAAGGGTACGAAGTACAATCGTATATACTTCCAGCTTGCGCCAAAAACGCTCCCCACCGCAGAGATAGAGTCTGGTTTGTTGCTTACTCCGACAGCTGTAATGACAGACGAACATCCAGATGCAATGCGAGCAAGAGCAAAGAAGAACGGTTACAAGAACGGCACGATGTACGGCAGTCTGCTGAGCCAAGTCAAGTATTCGGGGCTGTTCCCAACGCCAACGAGCGTACAACGGGACCATCCAGAACGAGTGGAGAAACTCAAAGCAACGGGAGCGAAAACAATGATGAGCCGAAAAGCGGGAGAGAACAGACCGAACAGCATTTTGGATGCAGCGATGTTTACGGGAATGATACCAACGCCAACAGCCAGAGATTACAAGGACACTTTCAAAAGCCAAGAAAAGCTAAACAACCAATACAAAAAAAGAATGGGTCCAGGTATAGCGCTGACGGTAGGTTACAAGACTGGCTCAACTTCCCAACTCAACCCCCGATTTGTGGCGGAAATGATGGGCTTTCCTCCAGATTGGACGGAATTACCTTTTCAAAGTGGAGAAATGAATCAATCAAAGGCTATGGAAATGCCATAGTTCCACAAGTAGTATTAGAAATATTTAAAGCAATACAAAATTACAAATTATTATGAACGTAACATTCTTTACTAACTCAACATCAAATCAATTAATAGACGCACCAATTCTTGGGCTACTCGAAAAAATTCGGACGGGCCAATATCAAACAAAAGTTGACGAATTAGCTAAAATTACCGACGAAAAAGAACGCAGAGATTACAAAGCCTGGCACGTTCCATGCTTTACCGTTTCGGGCACTTTTGCAAATAAAGAAGCTAATTCACTGCAACAACACAGCGGACTAATTGCCATAGATTTTGACCATATTGATGACTTAGACGAGGCTAGAGCGCTTCTATACGCTGACCCATATACATTCTCTGGCTTCTTATCTGTTTCGCATACCGGGCTATGTATAATCGTTAAGATAGACGGTAAAAAACATCGTGAACATTTCGATGCGCTCGAAGCTTATTACAGCAAACAATATCAACTGCAAATAGATCGTGCATGCAAAAATGTTAATAGGCTACGCTTTTTTAGCTCAGACCCAGACTTACACTTAAATGCAGATTCAACCCAATTTACTCAGCTACCGCCAAAAAAGCCCAAAGAAATACTATATCCGAAAATTTATATCAGCTCACAAGATGACTTTTCTTATATACTTCAGCAAATTCAAGATCGACGAATAGACTTAACAGCCGATTATTATACGTGGATCGCTATCGGCCAAGCTATTTACTCAGAATATGGAACAGCTGGACTAAGCTACTTTCAAGCAATAAGCGCTAATCATCCAGAATACAACCCAAAACAATGCGAAAAAAAATATAACTCATTTAAAGGCGTTAAGCAAAAAACTATATCAACTTTCTACTACTACGCAAAGCAAGCAGGCCTACAAATATCAACGCCCGAAACGCAATCTATTAAGCTCGTCGCTCGGAACGCAAAGAAACAAAGATCGACGCCCGAAGACGCTATAAAAACGCTTCAAGCAATCGAGGGCATAGAACCCGAACGCTCTAAAGCCCTAGTTGAACAAGTTTTTTCTACTTCAGACGAAGACACGACCACAGACGATGGAGACCTAATTCAGCAGATAAAAAACTTTATTCGGTTACATTATCCAATGCGATATAATGAAATAACGCTAAAATATGAGTTTGCTAAAAAAAACGACGCTGTCACAGACCGTGACATGAACAGCATCTATATTGAATGCCGCCAACTATTTCCAAAAGCTACTAAAGACCTTGTTTTCTCAACCATAAAATCAAACTTTATCACCAACTACAACCCAATAAAAGAGTTTTTCAAAACGCACGCATCAAATCACACAAAGACTGGCTACATCAAAGCTTTAGCTGATACGATACACACAACGACAGGAACCATCGATAACTACGCCTACCATTTTATCCGCAAATGGCTTGTTGGAGCTGTTGCAATGTGGTTTAAACACCACTCCCCACTAGTCCTAGTCCTTGCGGGAACCAAACAAAATACGGGCAAGACTTTTTGGCTAAGGCACTTAATACCGCAAGAAATTCAACTGCTTTTTGGCGAAAGTGAATTTAACGGAAGTAACGACGATAAGCTTCTTATGTGTTCAAAAGCTATACTACTTAACGACGAAATGGAGAATATGGATAAGCACGATATAAGCCTTTTGAAAAAGCTTACATCTGCTCAATGGTTTAATCTTCGCAAGCCTTATGGCACTACAAACGAAGATATAAGGCGGATTGCTGCATTCTGCGGTACAACCAACAACCTAGAAATAATCTCCGACCCAACGGGGAATAGGCGAATAATCCCCATTGAGCTTTTATCCTACGATCATCAAATGTATAATAAAATAGACAAAACAGCCCTATGGTGCGAAGCCTACCACGCATATAAAGCGGGCGAAAGCTTCCACCTTAGCAGCGACGATATAGAGCTACTCAACAGAAATACACAATACTATTACCAAGCTTCAATCGAAGCCGAACTAATACAAAAATACTTCTCCCCAGCAACCGAAAATACCCCAAATAGACTCGCACTTTCAAACACCGAAATAAAGGTATATATCGAGCAAAGAACATCGCAAAAGCTCAATTCTCGAAAACTTGGCATTGAATTAAAACACCTCGGTTTTGAAAAAAAACTTGTCAAGTCTAAACAAGGAACTAAAAGAGCGTACTTTTTACGTGAAAATGACGATTTATCTGTTACCTCTGTAAGTGATTACGACGCACCGTTTTAGTGGGGATAAAGTGCAAAAGGTAACAGATAGAACACATAGAACGGCAAACTTTTATAAAATGAAATTTTATATAGCCATGTCATATAAAAATAATATTTCTATATACTCTTATTATTATATTTATCTGTTATCTATATTTAATAGTAGTTAAGTAGTTAGTAAATAAGAACTTAGAAGGTAACACATAGCCCTTTTTTATCTGTTACCCATCTGTTACCTGTTACAATGCTAATTCATCCCAATTCAAACCAATTAAACGAGCTAAAACAACATGAGTAAAAACGTAAATAAAGACGGCCTATCACACGATCAGCTGCAAGCTAAATGCTTCCAATGGGCATGGAACAATTACCCACAATTTCGAGGCCTGTTTTGGAGCAATAACAACAACGCTCCAATGCTAAGCCGTCGAGCTCTTAAAATCGCCCTTAGCAGGCTCAAAGCTAAGGGATTGGTAGAAGGTGTAGCTGATATGAGTTTAGTGAGCTTAGATGGCAAATATGGCGCAGTAGAATTCAAAGTGGGGACAGATAAGCAAAGCAAAAGCCAAATTCTACATGAGATGAAGCTCACCGAAACAAGCGCTACTTACACGATTATTTCCGAATTCCACCATTTTAGACACTTTTTTTGTAATTTGTATCAAATAAAGGACACTTTAAAATGACACTAAGCAGCAATAAACAAAGAGAAATAGCAGAAATGCTAATGAACGGAGACGATAGAAGTACTATCAAAGCCCGGATCATGTCTGAATTATCGCAAACTAAAGACTTTGCAGACGATGTTATCAATGAAGTTTCGGAAAGCTGGAATATCCCACTTCCAAAAGTCAACGAAGAAATTGAAAAAATCTTCAGCACGCTGGCTTACATCTCAGACGAATCAAAAAGAAACGAAACGCTATTAGCTTATGCCAGACTTACTGAATTGTACCGCTTAAATATGACCGCTAGTCCACGACCTGACCTAAAAGAGTGTAGAGAGGTGCAGAAAGAAATTAACAAGCTTCTAGGGCTAAATGCGCCTGAACGTAGCGAGATTAAAACGGATATTGAAACTGAATTTATTGTAACAGTTGTAAATGCCCCACAAATTAAAAAATAATGGATGTTAACTGGCTATATAAAGCTACATTAGATAGCCTCAAATCTATTGTAGTTCATGAAGGTGGTTCCAGTAGCTCAAAAACGTATAGCATCATACAAGGGCTATTTACTATTGCTTCAACGCAGCGAAACAAAGTTATTACCGTCGTCGGCTCAGATTTACCTAATTTAAAAAAAGGCGCTATTAGAGATGCAAAAAATGTAGTTGATTCAACGTCTTTTTTTAGTCAACAGATCGACCGATTTAACAAATCCGACTACATATACTATTTTAAAACGGGCAGCATTATTGAGTTCACTTCTTATGCAGATGAGCAGGACGCAAAGAATGGTAAAAGAGATTACTGTTTTTTAAACGAAGCCAATGGCATATCTAAGAATGTATTTGAGCAATTAAGAATAAGAACAAATGTTAAAAGTATTATTGATTTTAATCCCTCAGCTTCTTTCTGGGCGCATGAAACGCTAAAGGGGCGAGATGATGTAGATTGGTTTAACTCGACTTACAGAGATAACGATTTTATTCATCCGACTATCTTAAAGTCAATCCTAGGCTACGAGCCAACACCGCAAAATATAGCAAGAAAGACGGCAAACGAATATAGATGGAAAGTGTACGGATTAGGCGAGCTAGGGCGCTTAGAAGGCTTAATATTTCCTGAATTTGAAGAGGTCGACGAATTTCCGAAGTATCCTAAATGGAAAGTTTTTGGTTTAGATTTTGGCTATACAAATGATCCAACCGTACTAACTGAAACCGCTTTATTTAGTGGCGAATTATACACTAGGCAATTAATATATGAAACGGGCTTAACGAATAGCGACATAGCAAAGAAGCTAAGGGAATTGAATATAAATGGATCGCAAAAGATTATAGCAGACTCAGCTGAGCCAAAGAGTATAGAAGAATTGAATCGCTTCGGGTTCTTTTTAGAAGGTGCTGAAAAGGGTAAAGATAGCGTAATGAATGGAATTGACCAGCTCAAACGCTATAAAATAAATGTACTAAGAAGCTCTAAAGAATTAGTCGAAGAGTTTAGCTCGTACACGTGGGCAAAAGATCGGAATGGGCAGGCACTTAATAAACCAATTGATAAATGGAATCATGGCATTGATTCAATTCGATATGCTACAAACACGCAGCTATTCAGACCAGAGATAACAACTTCAGGTCTCGAATCATTAACAGACCAAATCTATGAGCAAGGCGTAATGATATGAGTGAATTTACAGATAGGTTAGATAAAGCCTTAGCAGCCGATTCAAAAAATATGGATCGCTGGTTTGCTCAGATATTAGAGCGCAATCACAAATTTAAACGGGCATTTAGTCGGTCGCTAATAGCTGAGCTATCACAGATGCAAATGAGTTCAGATGGTAAGCGGATTAAACCAGTTTTTGCTAATGCGAATCGGATGGATGACATGGTAAATAACTTACCGTTTTACTTTGATCAAGCTGGCATTACTAAGCTTACTCCAGACTTGATTGACATTATTAATAAAAGAATCAATACGGCAGATGTAGTATGGAATAAATTAGACTTAGATAACTTAAAAATTGGCGACGATGCACGAGTCATACCAGCCGTTTTAGAGCAACTAGGCTATGTGATGGACTCTGTAAGAAGAGGCACGGAAGCACAAGAAATTGAATTATCTCGCACATTGTTAAATTATCGAAACACCGTATTTGATAATGAATCCGTAAGTTTCGCCCAGCTTAAAAGCGACTTGATTAGCAAAAGTGGCATACTACCCAAATACGCTGGTACGGTAGCTAATACGTCTTTATTCGCAATAGATCGCACAATTCGAAAAGAGCAGGGTAAAAAAAGCGGAATTGAGACGGCTAAATATTATGGCCCAATGGATAATCTTACACGATCTTTTTGCGCTCAACACGTTAACGATATTCGAAGTTGGGAGTACTGGGAAATGATCACAAATGATACGGGGCCACAACCGCCAACGGTGTACGGGGGTGGGTACAATTGCAGGCATCAGTTAGTGCCGTTTGATAAAGATTGGGAATAAGTTTTTTTATTTGAATTAATTTACTATTATACTTTACAACACAAAACAAACTAACCGAAAATGAATAAATGAATAAAATTGAACTAACACAAGGCAAATTCGCAATAGTAGATGCGGAAGACTTCGATCGGGTGAGTGAGTTTAAGTGGCATTATCTGAAGGTTGCAACTGGATATGCGCATCGAAAGCAACATATCGGCTATAAAGACGGTAAGCGAATAAGAAAAAACATATATATGCACCGATTTATTATAGGCGTAGAAGATGGCAAAGTGCATGTTGACCACATAAACCACGATACATTAGATAACAGAAAAAGCAATCTAAGGCTATGCACCCATGTAGAAAACATGAGAAATCAAAAAAATCGAAAAGGTGGGTCTAGCAAATACAAAGGGGTTTACAAACGCCGTGATAATAGGGTAAAGCCTTTTACCGCACAGATACAATTTAACTACAAAAATATCTATCTAGGCACGTTCGCAACTGAGCGAGATGCAGCGATAGCGTACAATAAAGCAGCATTGCATTATTTCGGTGAATTTGCTTTACTGAATGATGTGAGTGAATGTCAAGATTGGGTAGATGGCTTAGATTATGAAGTAATATCATATAAAAGGCCAAAAACTAACCGAAAATGAATAAAATCGAACTAACACAAGGCAAATCAGCAATAGTAGATGCTGACGACTTCGATCGGGTAAATGAATTTAAGTGGCAATATAATAAGAAGAGAA